AAAATGTTCGGATCAGCAACTGGCAAGATGTCGACTCTATCATCAAAGTCTGTTTGTTTAATCATTCTTTGACCGCCTACCACATCATAGGGGTATTCTTGTGGTAGATAAAGTTTGAAAACTCTAGCTAGTAATCTAAATTCATTTTTAAGTGCTGCATAAATTCTTTTATGAATTGCGGACATGGTTCTGCTTCCTCTTTCTAAGAGCGCAACTGTCGTTCCCACTGCAGCGCTTTGATTCCCATCACCTATCTGCAAGTCCGCTATAGATGCAAAGCGTTGACCTGCGTTTACAACGACACCCAATAAATTTAAGAGAGTTTGTGATGGTTCTTTAAATGGTAACATCATAAATGCATCACGAATATTTCCACCAGGTGCATCAACGTCTCTAAATTCACCTGGTTGAATTGACTGTGCGTCATCTCTAATTCTGATTCCTCGTTGTTTAAAACCTGCAGGTAAATTTGATAATGTTCCTGCGTCTAGAAGTTGTCGTAAGGCAGCAGTTGCTGTTCTTGATAGTCCACCGATCATGTGGATTAAACCAAAACCATAAAAACCAAGACCTGGTAAAAATTTAAAATGCACAAAGTATTGTATTTTATTTTTCTTTTGATCACCTATCTCATAGTTTCTTTTAATAGATAAAATTTCTCTTGAGTTTTCTTCAATGGTCACAATGTACGGAAGTTTAATTCCTGTTGGTTCACCATCGGTGTCAACATCTTCAAAACCTTCTAAATCTAAATTAATGTGATATTCTAAAAGAGTGAACACGTCGTCATCTCTTGATGATTTTGTTCGACCATCAAGTTCATTCTCTTTTTGTTGTAGTTCGTCTTCTCGAAGCTGTCCTGGTTTTAAATCTATGTCTCTATAAAATCCTGCAACTTGTTGTTTTCTTAGTTCATTTTCTGAAATTCTAATTCGATGAATAATAGCCTCTGCATCATCTAAACTGGTTGCTGTGTACGGTACAATTAGATCGTCTGCGGGTACAAACTTTGATACCGCTCTTCCTTCAACTTCATCGTAGTAAACTTTTTTAAATGTTGAACCACTTAAAGGTAAATAAAAAAGCATTTGATCAAACTCAGGTTCATACTCTTTCATCTGATCCATGATTTGATAATTCATAAAATCTTTTACACGAGTTGATTGTTGTTCTTTATCTGGTGTTGGTATACCAAGAATTTGTGTTCGAACAGGTCCGTTGGATGGTAGTAATTCTTTGTACGCCAAAGCTTGAAACTGAGTCACGGCTTCTGCTAATACAGGGTGAGTTGCACCTGACGCACCTGAGAAAGGTTCTGTGCGATTGTCATATTTAAATCCTAATAAATCTAATCCTTCACGATAACTTTTCTCCCAATCTTTTCTTGATGATTTGTAATCTGTGTAATTTCCATAAAGTTGGGAACCAAGTGTTCCTAAAATATCATCTGGAAGATGTTCTGCTAAATTTGAATAATGATTTTCTCCGCCTTCAATTGAAGCCGTTGCTGGATCGTAACTAATATCAACGGATCCATCTTCATTTTCTTGCACATCTACAAGAGGATTTTCTGCAACTTCTTGTTGCTCTTCAACTTGTTCAACAAGTTGTTCTTCTTCAGATGGAATTGTTATTTCTTGCTCTACGTTTGGTAGAGTTTTGTCTATTGCCATTTGCGTTCTCCAATTTTATTGTTTTAACAGTATTATAGTTATATTCAACCCCCTGCGGTTGTGGTCCTGATTTAGGTGGTGGTCCTGATTTTTTACCTTTGCTAAAATTCATCTAAATCCTCAGCGGTATCTTGCACAGAGTCCAATCTAGCATCTGCTCTAGCCACGACTTCGTCTCCTTGAGTAACTCTAGGTTTTTTTGTCTTTAAAACGTATTGTTCTAAATCAGAAGCTCCGCCAAAAACTTCATCTAAATTGTTTACAGTTTCTCCATAAAAATCAACATTGTGCTCATCTTGAAATCCCATATAATTCACTTCTGGAACGGAATCATCTATTTCAAAAGTTGCATCCTTGGTTCCTTTAGGGGCTTTGTAATACATTTCTACAGGTTCTCCATAAGCATTTGGAAATGTTACAGATACAGATTCTCCATTATATTCAGAAATCTCTAAATCAGGTCGGTCTTTTAATTTATAATTATAACCTACAATTTCATCCGTCTTTACCCATTTAAAATATCTAGGTTCTCCTTCCGCTTTTAATTTTTGAATATATTCATCAGTTCGTCCCATATAAGTATCGTAAAAACTTTTAGCTTCGTCTTTACTTAATTTATTATATTCTGCTTCTGTTAAGTTAATTTGTTTGTTGCCATAGATAGGAGTTTGTGTTCCTTCTTTTCTAGCTCTATTAATTAACGTAGGAAACCATTCAGGAAATTCAGTCATAGTTTTTCCTAATGGTGCAACCACTTTTGTAAGTGGAGCAACTTTAGCAACCTTAGCTACTTTTGCTGCTTTACCTAATTTAAGCAAACCAAGTTTACCCAATGCAACTCCTGCTCCTAAAATTCCAACTCCTTTTAGCGTATCTCTTTTAGCAGGGTCTACAGGTGCGTTAGGATCAATTTGAAATGTAGGTTTATCTAATGTGGGTGTTGTTTTCTTTTTGTCTCCAGGTCCACCTTTTTCAAAACCAACTCTGCCACCGGATGCAAAAGCTGCTTCACTCATCAAAGAATCAAGTTCTTGTTGTGATAAAAAATTTTGTTTTTCTTCTTCAGACATTGCATCAATAGCTTCTTTTGTTTTCATAGCCTCTTGATAGGTGAAAAGTCCAGCCTCACCTGCTAATGATAATAATCCAAGCGGTGTTGCAACTCTTGCTGCAGTTGTTGCCAATCTTGCAGGCAAGCCTAAATTTAAAATACCTTGTGTTGCACGTCTTAACAACGGATTTGATGCAGGAATTTTTCTTGCAAATCTTTGACTTTGTCTAACAAGGTCTCTTGACAAAGCAGCTTCAGCTTCGAAACCAAGTCTATTTTCTGGTTTTGATAAATCATAACCTTCTTCAGGACTAAGGCCAGTAGTAAGTAGTCCTATTCCAAGCGGAGTTCCAATACCTCGTGCAATCGTTCCTGCAGCTTTACCATAAATACTTCTACCTTTTTTAGTTGCAAGAGGTGCGATTGCAGTGGCGACTGCACCCGTTTCTAAAAAATCACCAACTTTTAAATTCCAAGTGTCTGGATCGCCATACTCAACATCACTATCTAAATTATAACCCACTTGTTCCGATGTAAAATCATCTGGTTCTTTTGCTGAAACAATTGCTGGTATAGATAAAGCAGTTCCAGTGATTGCTCCTACTTTTCCAAACTTTTTTAATTTAGAAATTTTTTTAGGATCAGCAATAAATTCTTTTAAGGTTCTTGTTTTTTTACCTACATCAATAGAATAACCAACATCCTCATAAGATTTATTTAAATCAAGTCCTTGGTTCGTTAAACTAGAAATTCTTCTTTTGCCATAAATTTCTTCAGGAGTTTTAAAAGATATTTTAGGCATGTCTGAGTCTTTAATTCCTTTATTTTTTTTAATAAAATTTTTTCTATACTCATTATACTCTTTAATAACTTTTGTTTGGTCTGCTTCGGTCTGCATACGATTATTAAATTTTTCAAATTGTTTTACAAAGTTAGCATACTGAGCTGTGTTTAATTTACCCTCCATGATATTTATAAATTGTGAATAAGGAGCTAATCCTTGTCTTGACGCTGTTTTAATTCCAATGATTTCGTTTACATTAAAACCAAAAGAATTTTTTTTCTTTGGGTCAAAAACAGGAACACCTTCACGATTTAAAATTCTTCTTGCCTCTCTTTTCATTGTTTCAAAATTAGTATTTTTAAAATAAGACTCACCTAGTTCCCCAGTAATTACGTTTTGTGCTTCTTTATAAGCTGCTAATTGATAGGGATTTCCAAAGGGAGCTTTATCAATTTTTTTAATAAGTTTTTTTGCTACTGATTTATTTTTTGGTAAGTCAATTTTAACATTTGCAAATTTTTTTCCATTTAAAACTTGTGCTAAACGATATGTAGTATTTGCAGCTTGGTTTTGTGTGACTCCATATTGTTTTAATATCTCATCTGGAATAAACTCTCCTTTTCTAATATACTTTTTAAATTCTGGACGATTATAAAAACGTTTCATTCTGTCTGCAGTTTCTTGTGTGACACCGTATTTTGCACCTTTTCTTAAATGATATTCTTTAATTGTTTTAATTTGATTTGGTGTAGGTTTTAAATAATGCAGTGTTCCAAAGCTACCCCCTTGTCCAATATCAAAATATTTTGCTTTTAGGGTCTTTCTGTAAAAATCTCCAAAAATATTTTTTTGTCTTTTTTCTGCCTTAGGACGATACATCAGCTCTTTTGCTTTAAGAGCAAGATTAGGAATACCTGTAAGTTCTTCTAATTCTTTTCCTGTGATATAATTTTTTGGAACATTAACAGCCATGGGTTTATAGTCCCATTAAGTATGCGAGCCCTCCGCCAGCATTAAGTTGTCTTCCTACACGGCCACCTGATGCAAATTCTGGAGTTTCTGGAGGGTCATCTGGTACAACATAAAAATCATCTTCTGGGCCGATTTTGAATTTTAACTTATCAATTTCTTCCGCAGAAAATTTTGTACCTTTCATTTCTACTGCACCTTTCGTGCTAAAGTTAGAGGGTAAATTTTTTAAAAACTGTCCTTGATCATTTTGATCTTGTAAGAATCTGTTTAAATAACCTTGAACATTCGACTCGTCATCGGCTAGATCAATATGTTTATTATAAAATTTTAATTTTTCTTTTGATACTGGATTACCATTTGCATCAACTCCGGTAAAAAATTCCACTACTTCTTTTTGAGTTAAAGGTATTTTTCCTTCCTTGCCTCCAAGTGTTGCCATTGGAAACTCCCTTGGTTTAAATTCAAAAGAATCTTGAATGTCAACTTTGTTTTTAAGATCAAGCTTAATTAAATCAATTCCATCCGGTGTTGCACCGTGTTTCTTAACAAGCATATCTAAAACCTCTAGCGCATCTCTATCATAGTATCTATATAACACATCAATCGGGTCACCGTCTAATCCTGATCCTGTTGGCTCTAACATTCCTTTTTTCATTCCTGGAGATAAATTTTTTAATCTGCCTGATTTAATATCTTCATTGATTAATACTCTTGCAACACCTCTAAGCTCTGCTTCATCCCTTAAATTTTCTAATCGCATGGTACCAAATATATCATCGCCTTGTTTTGAAACTTGGTCTGCTTCTGCTCCAATTTCAGCTGCAGTGTTTTCCATATTTGCAAAACCTCTTTTCATTCCAAGAATTCCTTGATCAATTTTTGATTTTCTTGGACCAGGTGCGTCTACGGGTAAACCAAGTTTCTTTTGTAAACTCTCTAATCCTAAACCCGTTAACTTTTCGCCTGATTCTATTTTCAAGACAGGAGCTTCTGGCTGCTTGAGGCTTGCTATACCTTCTCCGCTGCTAGGGTCTTGTAAAAGTCTTCTTTCAAATCTTTTTACGTTTCTAAAGAAATTACCTTGTTGATCAATGGGAAGTTTGCTTAACTTATCTGGTCCTAAATCGATGACCTCTTCTAAGTCTTTTTGAAAATCTTTAAGCTGTTCTTTAGTTGCTCTTTCAATATCAAGTTCGCTCAAGGCTCTATAAGCTTTTTCTCCAGCAACAACGTCTAAATCTTTTTTAGGAAAATCTACAACTTTGTCGTCTTTATTCTTTTTAGCTGCATCATCTATTTTGGATTGCATCTTTTTGACTAAAGGGTGCAACTTTCCAAGTGCTTTGATTAATATGTTTAATATCGTGGCGTACATTTAAAATTTTTCCCCTTATCGTAGGATTTATACAAACGGTATTAATAGTACGTTTTAGGGGTTTGTTCAACAGTTTCTTCCACATAGTCTTCAGGATGTTCAAGAAAGCCTCCTTGTCTAAATCGCATGACCGCTTGGGTTGTCGAATCCACTAGGTCGTCATGATCCCCGTATGGAAACGCTGCGCACTCCTCAATCACCTCTTGAGCAAATTGTTTTTCGGTGGGCGCCCATATGCATCCACTTTCAAATAGAGGTGCAACTGAGTTAACACGTGTATGTTTATCATTTCCTTTGCTCGGTGTAAAGTTTACCACCGGTATCCCCATCTGGCGTAATTCATAGGTCAGCGGGAGTCCTGATGCTTTAGATTCTATAATCACCGTTTCGGGCGTCCAATAATCATATTGTTCTTTAGCCACGCGGCGAAGTTCAGGAAACTCGTATCTGTCTTTTAATGCATCGAGTAACATCAATTGTGGTCCGTTAAAACGGTCATCATAAAATACACCCCATGTCGTGATTGCAGAATAGTCTGCCGTTTGTTTTTTCATAAACGCAGTATCGTAAGATTGAATAACATGAGTAAGCGGTGGTAATGTTTCAGGTTCCCAGTTCTGCCACCACTCTCGTTTAATTAAAGATCCTTCTTCTGATGTTGGGTTTTGCATCCACTGTGCATTCCATTTACCAAGAGACAACGATGCTTTAACTCCAAGCAGTTCATCCTTCTTCCAGAACTCTGGCCACACCGGTTCACCTGATGGCATGATCGCAGGGAACTCAATGATGTCCCATTGATCCGCTTTAGGTTCTGAAGATGCTTTGACAAGTTTACTTGTTAAATCTTTTGTACTCCATCTTGTCATAACCAAGACTATGGTTCCACCAGGTTGTAAACGTTGACGTGGACCTGAGGTATACCATTCATAAGCTCGTTCTAATGCATCAGCATTCAAAGCATCTTGCTCCGAGTGGGGGTCATCAATAATTAAAAGGTCTGCACCTCTTCCTGTAATTGCACTCCCGACGCCCGCTGCGTAATACTCGCCGCCTTGTTGCGTTTCCCATTTACCCGCAGCTTGTGAGTCCTGCCTGAGTCTTGTTTGAAATACTGAAGTGTATTCAGGAGTATCCATTAATGTTTTAGCTTTACGGCCAAACCGAACGGCAAGTTCGGTGTTGTGAGTCGATTGAATAATTTTTAATTTTGGGTTACGACCAATCATCCAAGCGGGCAGCAGGTAAGAACTAAACTCAGACTTGGTGTGTCTTGGTGGCATGTTAATGATGACACGCTTTAATTCACCTTTTGAAATTTTATTAAATTTATCTGCAATCATTTTATGGTGGGTCCCTTCAATAAATTCTGGCCACACATGTTTTACAAAACTCATAAAATCATTTTGGATTTGAGACTCCTTTTTCTTATCCGTGTATCTAAGATACATTTTCATGAAATCTTTTTTAACGTCAGGAGGTAAGTTTTTTATTTTATCTAAATCGACTTTCATTTCGAAAATTTTTTCTGCAAAATTTTTTTGGTTTAATTTTGTAACCTAGAATGATTTTAACCCATGTCTATCTATAAAACAAGGCATAAAGGGTATGGGTCTGGGACCCCTTTGTATATATAATAATTTAATTAAAAAGACGCGTCCAAATTTCTGAACGCGTCTGGTACCTCTATTAATCTAATAATGTCATGTAGGCAGATGGATTAAGCTTGGCAAACTTGCTTAGTCCTTTTTGTACTGTGTCGTAATCTTCATTAAGTTCAGCGTTTTTTATCTCGTCGTGTAATGCTGCTTGCTCGTTAGTTAACACAGCTGACTCACCAGAGAATGGATTAGTTCTTATTGGCATAATATATCCTTTCGTTGTAGGGGATAATATAGGAATACTATCCCCTTGTCAACTATGCTTCTACTATTTTTTTATTTATATATGGATTGCCTTGCCAATCTAATTCTTTTGTCTGTTGCACCTCGATGCTCGTTTCGAGCGGCTCGGTCCTTGGCTCTAATCTCATGATAGCCGGTAAATGTTTATGTATATAATCCGTTCTACATCTCTCATCACAAAAACAACCATGCCAAGTATTCTCGTTCCACTTGTCAATTTTAATTTTACGTGTACGTAAAACCTTGTTACCTTTCACACCTCTAATTCTACCTAAGGTGTGATATGTATGGCAGTGTGGTCCATGACACCAATTAAACTGACTCATTTTCTATTCCTTTCGTTGAATTCAAACTTTGCTCTTTTATTTCGCTCATCAATTTCTTCCAAAGTATTGATACAACCTACTATCCCAATTATGCATATGGATAATATACATAATGTAAATACGATTAATTCCCAACTCATATTAATTATATCCTTTCGGTTCTAAGACATAGTCACCTACTGCAGTTCTATATCCCATGTTATCTAGATCGAAATAAGTAAAACACTTGTTACCTTTACGATCTGTCCATTTTTTTGTTTTGTCATCTAACTTACCTGATCTTGTAATAAAGCCCTTATGCTTCTTAGCAAAGTAGGTAATGTTAAAGTATGTCTTTATTGTCATAATATATCCTTTCGTTAAGGGTATCCTATATTAAATAGGATACCCCGTCAAGTCTTAATTTAACTGTAATGCTTTAAAGTGAGCAATCTTAGCTTCTCGACTTTCAAACTCGTCATCTTTGTCTGTAAGCATATCTGCCAAATTTTCTGGACTGAATACACTTAAAGCCATTGTAGACTGGTCATCAAGCATACTTTCATTTAAAGGTATATTAAGTTTATCAAACAATTCTTTTGCTTGACTGTACTTAGTATAAGATTTTAAACCTTGCTCAATCTTAGTCACCTTATCATTGATGTAATTAAACATAGCTTCATGAGTTCTTACTAACTCTTGTTGTGCTATCCTAAATTGATTTAAGGTTGAGTGTGTAATGTCATCAACTTGAAACTGTCTGCTATGACAATAACTTGTCCCAATTACAGGAATAGTTTTTTGCCAAAACGGGTCGTTGATAGGTTTGCTTTTATCATCATCATTGTGATTACGACTAAAACCTATAAACTCCTTAACTTGACTTTCAGTATTGTAGTAGGTTGGATTTTTTTTATCCTTCCATTTATACTCAAAGTCTGCGTCTAAGCCCTGTAGTTTTAAATCATCATAATAATAAGCATAAGCAAAGTCATTATTATAACTATTATTAACATTGGCATCGAGTTTCATATCAAGATGTATTTCATTATTGTTAATTCTTGTATTACCCTCACTGTCCTTTTCATCAGTCGGACAGGTAAAATAAAAACAACTATCATCATGTATGTGACCACCATTATCTCCATACTTTGCTCTCATAGAATTAATAGTGTCTACATCTTGTTGAGGTTGCTGTTTCCTAACAACTTGAGTTATCAGTTCCCAGATTTTAGGTTGCAGTTCTACAAAGTTTTCCCTTGCTTTGTCATAAGCAGTTCTAACTTTGCTTTTCTTATTACGAATGTAATCTTCGTAA